TTGTGCGATAATTTCACGAGTATTTACCTCCTTGATTAAGTACGAATCCACAAACCACGCCGCCCCAACTGCAAGTGCATACTTGCTAAGACCGACCGCGAATGTGCTAAAACTCCCATCTCCCACTCCTAAGGTCGCACCAAGTGCAATTACTGATAATGCGACCAAAGGGACAAAGGTCTTCAATGCATCCATTGTGATTATTCCTAAATAGAAACTAAAATGCGTCTAAGCTGTGGATTAAATTGCTTAGACTCTAGTATTGTATATTCCGTTGTTGTAATCCCGCTCTTGGCTTCCGTATCCAAAAGCGAAGCCTGAAACTTAGCCCAGTTTTCTTCTTGCCATTTGTCATAGTTCTCACGGTCATGGTCATCACTGTAGAACCAGCCCTCCCTTCTTGCAAAGCCTGTCAATACGCATCTCCAATATAGATCGTCATCGTCAACGGCCCAACCCCAGTATTCATTGGAGTAGCCGTTTATTTTGCGGTAACTATCTTTGTCAAATAGAGTCACTCCACCAAAGTAAGCACGGTAAGGCATATCCCATTCGTATTGCTCTACATACCTTGCCAAGTGAGTAGGCATCGTAACTGGTGAATAGTCCGCGTCTTGAGCGTACATATCCACATCATGAAAACAAAAGTAATCCGCGTGCTGAGACTCTAGGAATCCTATGTTTTTCATCATGCCCGTATTAAAGAGCTTGCCTTCCTCTTGCTCGACAATCGTTATGCCAAACTCCAAGCCCTGAGCCTCAAGCGTCTTGAATAAGTGAGGCACTTGTTTACGGATGTGAGCCTCACGATTGCGGTAGGGAATAATTACTTCAAGTCTCATGTAGTTCGCCTCTTGTTATTGATTCCCATTTGTTTAAAGACTCTCTTGCATTCGATTGGATAAAATACGGCTTGCGGACTGCATAGACATTGAAGTCTTTTTGAAAGTAAGCAAGAGCGACATCCAAAGGAACTTGCTCTTCATAGATTGCAATTTTAATTGCCCCCTCTGCAAAGTCCTTATACCGTTTACTCAAATAGAGTATAGCATGAGCCGCCGCTAAGCCTGTAACCTTTACTAAGTTTTCGCTGAAGTTCTTTACCGTCATTCTCTTATTAGCTGTTGACCAACCAAGATAGATCGCATCCGCGCCGTGTGGAATATCTATCTCTTCGCGGTAGTCTTCGGTAACTTGCGCATCGTCTTCAAGTATTAGCAACGGCGCTTCACCTGACTGCAGTGCATCTATATGAGATTGTCCACATCCGACAAAGTGCTTATCGAATTTCGTGACTTCAGGCGGTGCTATTACTTTTGCACTTATCCGCTCGGTATATTCCATACCAAGCATTCCAAATTGACGCTCCATTGCAATGCGATTGCTAAGAGCCGTATCCAAATTGATATACCTAACCTCGCACTCGGATAGTCTCATTCCAAGTTCTCCAATATGTAAAACTCCGCTTTTACCATCGCATCGTTAAGACTCATATTACGGAAGCGAAGCTCCAAAGCATATCGGCCTGTTACTTTGTTGGTTAACTTCAGCTTCCATCCCGAACCCGCGAGAAACAGGCGCGCCTCGAAAGGCACGCCGTTCTTCATTATCTCGGTCTTGAAGTCTTTATCTTTGAGCTCCTCCCAGTCAAGAGTAGGCATCTCATCAAAGCTATCGTTAAAATGGTATAGCATCGGGAACCTCTACAGGCGCTGGCTTGTTTTCATAAATCTTAGCGAGCTTGATACTTGTTATGTATCCTATCCCGCCTTCTTTCTTTTGGTATTCCTTACCACCGACAAAGCCCTCTGCAATTACTTGAGTACCAACTGGATACCCTCGCATGAGTTCGACCTTATCGTTGATCGCCTCGAACTTGATAAATTCAGGATACTTGCTTGTCGAATCCTTTACCACGATCTCCGCTTTGGTGAACTTGTCGGAATACTTTACAGGCGCTCCAACATACACTACCTCGCCGCTAATCTCAATCTTTGCCATTCTCTGCACTCCTTGAAATGTATAACCATGACTTGCCGATAATTTGCAAGTCCGTAAAATATGTATCTACTGCTTGTTTGACTGTTTCATGCGTCGTATAATCATGACCGCCAATCATTCCGCCCGGCTTAAGTTTCGGAAGCCATATCTCAATATCCACGCAAACAGAGTCGTAATCATGCGAGCCGTCGATAAAGATAAAGTCTACGCTCTGCTTTTTGAATTTCTTAGACGCTTGAGCGCTTGTCATGTCGTAGGTTCTAATCACCTTGCTAACAGGCTCAATGTTTGCATGATATTCCGTTCGTAATTCGCCACTTTGGCATTTAAAGTCGTAAAAGTCACTCACGGGATTGCGATGCTCTTCAGAGCCGAGAAAATGATCTACTGCATGGTAGGTAATATCCTTACCGCTGTTTAGGATTTCCACACCTGCATAAGCGGCGCTCTTGCCTTTCCAAGCTCCGATCTCAACAAACTTTGCGCCGTCTTCGGCTTTGTCAATGGCTAGCTTGATAATCTCTTCGTAGTCAAACCAGCCTTGAATGTTTTGGTAGTAATGATTCATTCTTTTATAAATGGTATAGTGCAAAGAGTTTGGAAATGTCTTGTTACTGATATTCCATGATATGATAACCTAGATTCTAGGCATGACAAATATGAAACCATGATACCTAGTTGAATACGTAATAAATCTTTCTCGTTTTTTGCTACACTCTTAAAATCATCTGAAAGAATAAAATCATGTAGAATTACGCTTTTTTCTGCAAGTTGATTGTATTCATTTTCTAAACGCAATAACCAATCTTTCATAAATACTCCATTTGTTTAACTCTAATATACTCAAATATCTATGGACTTTACAAATTCTTCAAAATTTCTTATTATGCAATATCGGTATCCTGCATTCTCTACTTGGCTTTGCCACCACTTTTGGCGGTCTGTTTGCCGGCCCGTCGCGGTCTTAAACTCCAAAAATATCGGGCCGCTCTTCGATAGATAGGTCATATCTGCAACGCCCGAGATCATTCCCATCACTTTGAGCTGCGCGCCTTGCCTCGCATCGCGGGGGTTATTGTGATTCATATACAAAAGCCCGCGCTCTCTTGGGCAATTATTCCAATGCCATGTAAAGCAGTGCGCTTGTAGTTGTTGTTCAGTCATTCAGCAAATAATCCATCATTGCGTAAAACTTCGGACTCCATCTTAGTAACTCTGCAAGCCAAGCAAACAGCATAATACGCGCCGTATCATGAGACACGCCGTATTCCATGACTATGTCATCTATCATGTCGTTAAGCCATTGCTCGGTAGTCATGAGAAATGCAAGGTCTTTATAGTTGGCAAATTACTCCAATTAACGCAATAAAATTTATTGCCATCTTCTCCTGTAGTTTTTTCTGTAAACAAGTCAGGACGCTCTAAGAACGCTTCGTATAAAGTTTTTGTTTTTATCATTGAGATAGATAGACAATTTAAGTTTATTGGATTATCAAAATATGCTTGGAATGTATATGCTGGATAAAAATACTCATGTTTTATTGCATCAAGTCTCTTTTGTAACTCCGTCTTATTACCTGAGCTTAATTCTGCTCTAATAGTAAAAGTATTATATGCTCTTTCCCATTGAGCACGCCATGCTATCCCTTGCAAACCTATCGCATTTTGTCTAATAATATCAACACCTGAATATACATCCATCATCGCTATTATAGATTCAGGATCCTCTTCTTCTATACTTATAAATTTGCCATCCAAAAATTCAGGTAAAATTGAATTTTTTATACTTTGGAATGCAGTTGCACTTTGTGATAAACTATCCCTCCAACTACGCATATTTTTACCCCTTATGTGGTATAAAAAAAGGAGAAGGTATTTGCCTTGGATTCTCTGGCATTTTTGTCATATTTTTCAAAAGCTCTGCTGCTTGCTCGCCAAATGCTGCCATCTGCAGCCAAAGGGCAGGGCGTTCATCTACTCCATTTGGTCTGACAAAAATCATTGCTTGAAACAATCTAAGACCTGTACATGATTGCCAAACTTTAGAAGCCCATAGAGCATTCATTGGAATACTTGCTAACATTATCCCATTATTATGTTTTATCATTTTATCAGCCCAAGGTTCAGGATCACTGTAAGGTGGATTGCACCAAACCAATCCCTCCCAATCTTGATCAAGTCCATTGTCATATATGTTAAATCTTTTTTTTGCAGGAACATTACTGTGAGTTGTGTCTATAGGGCTGCATACATCAATATCAAACTCAATTCCCAAAGAATTAAAGAGCCATTTAGGAGTATACCACTCATCGCCTATGTTTATCTCTATTTGTGGCTTTTTGTTTTTTATACTATCAAGCAAATCAATTTCTTTACGCTCCTTCTCTTTCTCTTTCACCACCTGCAGTACCGCCGTTCTTGTAGCAAGATCATCATTCTCTCGTGCCTCTTGCTTAATCTGCTCAACTATCTCTTTATTGGCTGCAAGGGTTTGGAAACGCTCTACCTGTTGCTTGTTAAACCCCAACTTTGTAGCCGCTTCTTGTTTGGTTTCAATAGGTTTGGGCTTTGCCTCAAAAGTAGATTCCTCAGTAGTGAGGATTTTACTTTCTCTTTTATTTTCCCAATGCTTACCACTCGCCTTCGGCATCCTTGCCAATATCTCACCAATCTTCACCTCGGCATCAAGAAGCGCTTCGGCTAACATTTGAGCCTCTTCTTTCTTTTGCTGGCGAACGCCCTCTGCTACATCAAGTTTATCAAGTGCCTTGATACCAGCCCTAACCATCGCGAGCTTATCGCGTCCAACAAGCACAAACTGAGCAAGGTCTTCAATCTTGCTAGGTAAATTACTCTCTACTCTCATCACTCCATTACTCATACCAAATGCCTCGTTTTATCTTTGTGAATAAATAACCAGCCTTTCGCATATCCCATCGCATCGCGGTAGGCCTCGGCTTCAGTTCGCAACTTACATAAACTTTGCAGAACATACAACGGATGTAATTTACCCGCCTTGGTTAAGGCAATCCAATCCGGCAAGCCTCCGAGCTTAGCCATCTCGCGTGCCTCGTGCTTTGTCAATATAACTAACTCTTCTAGAACTTCGCGTTCTGTTTTCGGGATAAGTTTTCCACACTCCGAGCAAACTCTTGCAGAGGCATATAGGAACGCGTCGCAATGTATGCAATTCTTGTAAACAGCCAAACCGTCCCGCTTCTTCTTTGGCGGCTTAGTCCAATCCCGTGAATCGTCCCACATCCCAAAGCGGTAAAGGTTATTCCCGAAGTCCAAGACCGTGAATGAGTCCTTACCCTCGCAAGTCCGAGAGCCGCGTCCGACCATCTGAAGAAACAACGGCAAACTCTTAGTAGCTCGGTATAAAATAACCGTCTCAATACTCGGCTCGTCAAAGCCCGTGGTAAAAAGCCCTACATTGATTAAAACGGCGGCGGGGGTCTCTTTGTACCACTTAAGAGCGTTTCGCCTTTCTACGAGCCCCGCAGATCCGTCCAATGATATTACAGGGTGCCCCGCCTTCTCAAATTCTGCATACAGTTCAGCCGCGCTCTTTAAATTCGGCGCAAAAGCTATGGCCTTTGTATTCGGCGTCCACCTCTGGTAGTTTTGCACGGCTCCCTTAAATATCTGCATTCGTGAATACTCGGCCGCCATGGAATCAGCATCGAAGTCGCCGCCTTTGGTTTTTACGCCGCTTAAGTCAATCGGTACGGAATAGTATGAAGGCTTGGCAAGGTAGCCATCGGAGATAAGGCTCGGAATAGTTGAAGCCTCGACCATGTAAGTATAGAGATCGGTCAACGGCGTTCCCTTCCCCTCTCGGTACGGCGTGGCCGTCGCTCCAAGCACTCTCGCATGAGAGGGAAGAAGAGGGAAGAGCTTGTCGAATGTTCGCTTGTGGCATTCATCAAATATGAATAAGTCAACCGAGTTTAGCAGTTCGCTGTAGATCCGCTGTTCAGCTCGGCGGTATATCGTCTCGATCATAGCAACGAAAATACGCTGGCTTGAGTTGACTCTGGTAGTCTCGGCGGTAATGAGTTCAGGAACGATAGCAAGGTTATTAAGCGCCCCGCCTGCTTGCCATAATAGTTCGCCTCGGTCGGTAAGTATCATCACTCTTTTGCCTTTCTGCAGTGCGCCTTGAGCGATAGCAGAGAACATAACCGTTTTTCCCGCTCCGGTCGGAGCGCAAAGAATGACTTTTTTATGGCCATCAGCATAGGCTTGTCGAAGGTTTTGGATAGCAATTTCTTGGTATGGTCTTAGTGAAATCATAATGTAGTAAGTGTAGTAAGAGTGTAGTAAGAGTTTTTTAACTCTTACTACATCGTAAGTTGTTATAATTTAGTGACTTACATAATTGTAGTAAGTGTAGTAAGTAAATATTTAAAATAAACTATTATAGAATAATAAGAGTAATAGTATATTGGCCTATATGTATATGTAATTGTATAATAGTTTTAGGCCTTTTTTTTGCTAAGTCTTACTACATTTTGAATAGGGCAATTTTTGTTAAATTTACCCATTAATACCGTAGTAGGATGGTGTAGTAAGGACTTGTTTTACCTTGTAACACTTCACCGGCTTGCCATTTCGGCGCTTGGTGATCCTCTCGAAGCCTAAATTCTTCATTGCGATACCAACCCTTTGCGGATTGAAGTGGAGCTTTGTAAATTGCATCATATGTGCAATTATTTCGGTTGTTGTCTTACAATTATCTTCAGATGAATCCTCTGTTTGCGTAAAAAACATCATGATTGATTCTTCGACTGTATCGATTTGCTCATTATATGCAGATAGCTGGTTAAGTGTTTCAATATCAGCCTTAGTGAGTTGCCAAGAGCTATCGCCTTGGGTGTGATAGATGCGATATGCTTCCATGAATAAGTCTGCTTTGTCAATTGCATTATATGCGTCAAAGTCAATAGACTTTATGTTTAGGGGCACGATACGGCGGTTCCCGGTCGGGTCGTTTATGATCTCAAGGTCGTTTGAAGTCCCTGAAAGCACGGCATAGCGTGTAAAGTCCTGCGTAGTGCGTCCATACGGCAATCTAAGAGTAATAGTTTGCTTTGAGCTTATGTCTTTAATATGCTTGTATTCAGATTTGGATTTCCCGGAGAATTCGTCATCACAAATAATCAGTTTTTTACACATGAGGACTTCATCGTCTTTCCCTCGGTCAAGTTTTGACTCTGCATAGTAGTTAATTAGCTCTTTTGGTAGTAGCCAACGAAAGAAATTTGTCTTTCCTATCCCTTGACCACCAACTAAGACCAGAATTAAGAGAGAATAAGTACCGTGCATGGATGCAACGATAGAAACTATCCACTTTTGCAGGAATCTATGTGCGTAGGCCTCATATTCTTCGTATGGAGCACCTTGATTGTCAAAGGTTATACAATTAGCTAATTTTTCTATGCAGTTTTGGGCTGTTTTACTCTTATGTAACTCAAAAAACTCTAAAAATGGGTTGTATGTAGGTATAAAGTCCGAGTATATTATGGCATTAAAGTATGTTTGCGTGCATTTAGGTCCAAGAGATTCGGTCAATTGGATATAGATGCTATTCATATCGGTATCAGTGATGGCTTTGCCTTTATATTCGATTTCGTGAGTTAATTCATTGCGTTTGAGGTCAAACTCTTTTAGCATTACCTTCATAAGAGGTATGATATTATCGTCTTTTTCCTTTTTTAGCTGCTCTTTGGGTGTATTTATGACTTTATCTGCTATTTCCAGTGCTTCTTTTGGGTCTTCGCCTTCAGATTCGGCAAGTTGTTTCATAGATCGTCTGATATCCTCTTTATTCATGCGTCCATTACGCACCATTGAAGTAGCTGAAGCCTCCCACTTCTTTGTTCTTTCGGTTTGGATATCAATGTTATACTTTTTGCATAGATAGAATAGAGTTCCAATACCTATGACGCCTTTATTAGTTGCGAGGATATTGTCATACTTTTTATCGGTCTTTTGAGCGTCGTATTTATTGCTATTGATTTCAGATATTTGGTGAAAGAAGTCACGGCCGCGTTCTCCGTATTCGGTAGCGAGTGCTCTACCGACATTAAGCCAATCGCCATAGTCATTCACTAAATCGATGCGTCTTGCTCGGAGTTGTTTGATCATGTGCTCTACATCCGGTTCGATTATGGCGTGCATAACCTTTGGCGCTGTTTGAACTACTTTCTTTCTATATCGTGTAAATACTGGTACTTTGTCCGGATCATTAGTGACTATGTTAGGATCATAGGATATAAAACGCAATCGGCTTATATCTTTGCATGATGGATCGCATTCGAGTTGATAGTTTTCGAGTAGATAGTCTTCAAGGCCTTCAAATGATTCAAGGTGCTTGTTTGGGTCAATCTTAAAATAAGCAGCGTATCCATAGCCACCGAGTGACATATGAAGTGCTAGGATATGCTTATCGGCTCGAAGTTTATCAATCTTTTCGTTTATGTCTATATTGTCTTGATCATCGATATCCATGCAGATGACGCCGTTATGTTTCACCAGTGATGCGACGCCTCTGCCTTGGAACTCTCCTGACATTGCAAAAGCTGGCATTTTGCTCTTTGCGGCTTTTTGTTCTTCTTTGGTTTTCATGTTACGGTAGGGAGTTACTATATCCTCCCACCTCCCTCTTTTTATATCCCAAAAGAATTGCACAATGTCTCTGAAGTCCTTTTGTTCAGTAGCTTGTGCGCTCGTGTATTCAGTGATTCTCATGCCTTGGCCTTGCGAATAAGTTGTAAGTAGATTTCGTTAAAGTTAGGATCTAGTATGCGCTCGTGTTTGATATTTCGGGCTGCAATAATAGGCAATTTACGGTCACAATTAAAGATAAAGGCAATATCGGTCATGGTAAAGTTGAAGTCTTGATAGCATATTGTTATAGCCACATGGCGCGCAAAACTTTGGCGCTGGTGGATATGCTGAACTGATACACCGTAGTATTCTGCGACCACTTCAATTACCCTCTCTGATACTTCATACAGTTCGGCCGTGTTCAGTTTTCGAACACGCCCGCGCGGTTTCTTTGTTCGATTTCCAAACAACTCCTCGCGTTCTATTTTAAGAATCGCAGAAAGCGGGAGCGTAGCCAGTGGCTTAGGGTTTGTATCTTGCGCGAGATCACTGATGTGACCGATCGGATGTAAGGGCATATTTTTTCCTCTATGTAATATCCGACTTGTAAAGTAGTTTCACGATCTAAATTGTTCATGTCGAGTCCAGAGATAGTCTTCGATTTTTTGGGCTGTTAGTTGCACTTGCGAGTATGTATCGAGTTCGTCCATAGCCGCGTAAATATGATGCGATAGAGTCGAGCGATTCATGTCTAGGTATTCGGCGATCTTGAATGATGTGAGCTTCAGATATACGGTTGCAAAGAATATAAACATCCGCTTTGCTGCTATAAGCTCTTGGAATCTTACCTTATCCCTTAGCGTGTGATTTGTCGGGAAATGCTTAAGTACTTCGACTTCAAGACCGGATAGCTCCGCGTATGGATTTGCAAATGCGAAGTCCAGGCCTCTTTTCATAAAGTGAGCGCTCTTGGTTTTGTGGTTAATTTGAGCGTATTGAAGCTGCGGCCTCTTTTGTTTTGCAAAGTAATAATCTGCAAGTTTATTGTTAGTTTTTATCGCTTGGTTTGCTTTGCGTTCGAGTTCTTCTCGTTCCTCTCTTAGTTGCTCTGATAGGCTTTTGCCTTTGATGAAGGGGGTCGGTAGACCTTCCCCCTCATCTAGTAAAAACACTGAATTCATTTTACATCCTCGAAATCTTTAAAGTATTTAGTTAGTGCTCGGCGGAATAGCTCTCTTTGTGAGATATTTTGCGCCTTTGCAAGTGCTCGGAATCGATCTGCCATTGCGTTTGGTAACTTGAGTGCAAGCGGCGTAATGCCTTGTCTTTCATCTGGTGTGAGTCCTTCGCCTTTGCTTTTTTGGTATCCGATTGCAGTTTTCTCAATTACCTTGCGTTCCTCGCGTAATTGCTGAGACAAAGGCACGCCGGGCTTTAGTGATGTTTCGATACCGGCGACTTCTTTGTATAGGGCGGATGTTTTCATAGTTCACCTGTTTCATGCATTGCAATAATGTAAGCTAAGAATTTGATTTTTACTTTATCATGTATATTCATGGTTAACACTTCGCGAGCGTGTTTTACAAATTCAGATGGTATCCAATCCAAGCCTTTATTTATTCTTGCATCAGGCTTTGGCTTATTAGTTCCACCTGGTTTGCGCCCGCGTTTCCTTGGCGCTCCAAGTTCATCTGGTGTAGCTTTTTGTTTGATTGCTGATTTCTCAACTTGCTCTCTTTCTTGTCTTAATTGCTGACTCATAGGTACTCCTTTTTTAAATGCTGTTTGTTCAGGTGGAACGGGAACTGGTTTGATATTCATGCTAGCACTCCTTCTTTCAATTGCAAAACATCCTCTTTATCAAGGCCTCGAACTAAGATATACTCATGCAAGTAGTGTATCATATTTCGAACATATTCGTAATTGTACGCGGGTCTCGGGAATGAGTATTCCGCTTTGTTTTTGAAGTCCATCGCTTCAGGTGAGTCAAACTCAAATATCTTGTAATGGACAAAGGGCGCGTTGAAGAGCTCGCAATATACACGCCACTGCAGAGATTCGTAATAGGCATCGAAACTGATAGGACTGTACTTGGTTTTGATTTCTACAACATCAAGTCCGATAAGCTGGTCTGCGACTCCGGTTACTGATATATCACCGAATTGAGTGCGGAAGACGCGGCGGACTTTATACTCGAATACTCGCGAGCGATAATCCATGCAATTACGGGCATTGATAATGCAGTTATCGCTAAATTGTCCTTCGAACTCTTGCGGGCTGTCGGTTTGCATCATCTCGTGGAATGCGATGCCTCTTTGCATCATTGCATTCGGCGAATCGAGTCTTAGGAGCGAGCGCTCGAACTGCTCGACTGTTATCAGACCATCAAGAAAGCGGCGGTATGATTCGAGCTGGGTGGCGGAGATTTTAATCATTTATTATTCAACTCCTTTAATGCTAAAAGAAGGATATCTAAATCGGCAAAATAAAGACGATAGTCATAGTTATCATTTTCACGCAAAGATATTTCTATGTAATTTGGTTTGTCTTCTGATGTATAATCAGTTTCATATTTTAATGTTTTTATAAGAGATATGTCTAACCAAATATCATCGCTATTATCTAACCATGTATTTTGATAAGTAAGCTGACTATAGTCACCAAAATATTTTCTTTGACATTTCAAAAACCATCCTTTTATCTCAATCATTTTCGACCTCCTTCATGTCATCAATTGCTTTGTCGTATCCGCTTGTAAAGGCAGCCCAAATATAGCCGTCTTCTTTCTTTTTAGATTCTTCAAGCAGTTGTTCTGCGCTCTCTTTGTCATACCAAGTGCTTGTTAGTTGCTCAAATAACCACTCCACTGCTCTCATACTTCCTCCTGTCCATAAACTAGTCTATAATACGCTTCCGGCGTGCAAGCTTCTTTCAGTTTTGCGCCCGCCTCGAATGCTTTAATTATTTGCTCGCGTTCCTTTGCAATAAGGTCAACTGTTTGGAATCTGATCTGCGATAATACCTCGCCTGGCGTCCGAGTCACTGAAGCCTCATAATATGCGAAGTCGAGTGATTGCCGTAGGGTCTGCATTGCTGTTTTACTCATGGTCGCCTCCGTAGGTTTGTTGGTAATTCAGATAATTCTGACCACATTTGTCGCATTTAGAAGCCCCGTATCTTGCCATTGTATCGTGGTCGTTTGGACAACTATTCCAACTATAACCAAATATTTTTCTATACAGTTTATACAACAAAACAATGGCAATTATACCTATGGTTAATGCTCCAATTATTTCAAGTATGCTCATTTCGGTTTCAAATTTAATTTAGTGCTGATAAACCGCCCAGCACATAACAGCGGTTTGGCAAAAGCTGCCATAAACATTCTGCGAAATTTGAACTTTCCGTTAGGCAGCCTTCGCCAAGCCGCCAAACGTTACCAACAATACGCCGTTTGCTTACTCATGGTCGCCTCCGTAGGTTTGTTTGTAATATTGTTTGCCTTTGTTCAATAAATTGCCAAACTCCGAAGCTTCGTAACCAATATCAAATGCATCCTCAATCTGCTCTTTTTCCATTTGCTCGGCTTCGTTACTCAATGATAGCGTCAAAGGTATGCCTTCTAATAATCTACAAATTAACCATTGCACTGCCGTTTGTTGCTTACTCATCAATATACTCCTGATACGGGTCTCTTAAATTGCGAATCTTAACTTGTTCGCGTTCGTGTATTGTCATTCTTGCTATGCTTACCATCTCTTTCTCAAAGCGATCATAAGCCCACTCTCTGACATCCTCTTCAAATAGCGAGTAATCTAATAGCACATCATCCTCGTCGAATGCGCCCCAGACTTCGAAGGTGTTAGTCATTTCGCGTCTCCTTCTTGTTTAGCATTCCCGACATGCTGCAATCCTGCCAAAGCCGCAATTGCCAAGCCTCTTGATCTAATAGTTTGATTCTCATTAGTTTTATCATATTTGTTCAAAGGTAGCATTTCGTTTATGTAGTCTTTCATAAGTAAAAGCCTTTGACTTATAATATCTTGCTCACTAAACAATGCAATATTTTTTTTGTATTGCTCAATTAGTTGGTTTAACTCAAATTCTTTATCTGCAAGTCTTTTCCTTTCTTCAAGCAAAGCTATATTTAATGCTTGCTCAATAATTTGATCATTTAGTTTTTCTAATTCATTCCAATCATGATATTCAAGAATATCCTCTACTCTATCTCGCATTTCATTTTGTATCTGCAATCTAGAAAGTGTGATTTTTTTTTCAGTAGCAAAAGTTGTTATTGATTTTTCTAAAATTTTCTTTACAAGATTCAATGATTCTCTAAATGTATATCTCATTTCACCACCTCTTCAAACTTACCGCTTTCTTTATTCCATTGCAAGCCACGTTCGCCGAATGTAGTCACAACTGAAGCCCATACCGCGCGCTTCAAAGCATCCTCTAAGCCTGCTTTGCTAAGATCAGAGACAAACTTATTAGCATCCTTTGCGGCTTTTGCCTTTTCGCTCCACTCTGATACGAGTGCGATTGCAGCCTCTTGCTCTTTGGAGCGTCTCGATATTGCCGATTTGGTATGTTCTAAGATATCAGCAAGGCAAGTAGTCATAGAGTGCAAGCCGTCGACATGAACGGGTGCAATCTCCGCGCAGTTCTTGGCTACGATTGAATCGCTAAGGTCAAAGGTCAATACTCTCTTATTGCCTTGCGTTGTATAGTACCCTACAAGGTCGCATGACTGCATAAGTAAGTCATAACTTGCGCCTGGTATCAATGGCCTCTTAATTCGCATATCTCCTTCTTCTTTCTCTTTTGCGTGTGCTATGAAAACTACATTTTTACCGCTAAGCTTAAGAGGCGTAAAAAACTCTTGGAATGTTCGCTTTGTTTCGCCCCATAGCTTGATCGTATTGCGAAGAAGTCCGGGGTTATTGATAGTAAGGTGCATTTGCATAAGCTCAATAACAGTGCCCGCCGTATCGATAATGATCGTATCATGCTTGGCTAGGATGCTATCAAGCTCGGCCTTGTTATTTAGCAAGTCTTGCCATGACTCGAACTGCAAGCCATTCTTAAGCAGTGAGGATCTATGCAGCCCTCGGTCGAAGTCCAATACAATTGGATTTGGCGCGGTATTCGCGAGTGTGGTCTTGCCGATTCCGGGATCGCCGTAGATTAGGACATTCAGCCCGTTTACTTGCATCCCGCCTGTTTGTGTGATTAGTCTCATGTCTCAACTCCTTTAATAAATTAGATTTTATTGCCCCAGTTCACAAAGGGCACTTGTTTAGTAAAACTTGCCATAAACTCATCGAAGGTTTTGCCTTCTTGTCCGTATCTAAATGCAAGTTGGAATTGCATATTCTCGGTCTGTCTCACATAGCGTAGAATATCCTCTACTTTTGCGAAGTCTTGCGGGCTTAATGCCTCGCGAAGTTCTTCAGTTGCTCTATGCGCGGCGGGCATAGTGTGTTTAGCCATTGTTTTCATCTCTTCGCTCCTAGTATTCTTTTTAGTTCGTTATAGTTTAATAGATACATTGTCTTTTCGCCGTAGGGCACTTGCTTTACTTGTCTTAGAACCGCCTCTTTTTCGTTTCGGACTTTACTTGCAGGCCGTCCGACGGCCATATAGTGCAAGAGCCGCCTTGATACTTGGAATAGTTGAGCGGCCTCGCGAATAGTCAGCCAGTCACTCATTTGATCTCCTGTCCGTATAGCCAAAAGTCAAAAGCTCGGATTGCTACAAAGCAGAGTGCAAAAATTACCACCATATGCCAAGGTTTGAGTTTCATCGTACAAGTCCATTGATAATTGAATAAATAATTAAGTAGCTTAGGAACAGGCCGCCGAAGAGTCCGACGGCCATCTCGAATATCGCCTGCTTGGTTTCGGGCTTCATTTTGCACCTCGCTTGAGGATTACCCATTTGCCGTTATATGGCATTACTTGAGCCTCGCCTGGAGGATGCAAGAAGATTGCAGCCATTGCCTCGGCAAAAGAGTTGTAGATTTTGTGCGGTTTGAGTTTCATCGCGTTCACTCCGTTTGTTAGTGCGTTGTTAATTACGGTGCGAACTTACGAAACATATCAATACATGTCAAGTCTTTTTTTTTATTTATCTAGTTATTTCTACTTTCAATGGTAGGTCAAGCGAGCGTAAGTAGTTGAATTCGCGGGGAGTTATGGCAAAAATAAAAATTTTCGTTATGTCGCAAATTGTTGCAAGATTCACGACTGCATTCAGAGATGGCACGGCGGCGCGGTAAGATTCGCCGTATTTTTTATGTATTTCTATTTGAATCATTTTAGTATATTTGTATGTCATCATGCTTTATTTTGCAGGTGGCCAAATACTCAAAGCATTGGCGTGCGAAAAGGCTACCCGGGGAAGGTAGCCTTTTTTTTTGTATATTGCAATCAGCGGCCTATCATAGCCGCGTGTCTCCCCCCAGAGCATAAGCCTTGAAAGCCATATACTTTCAGGGCTTTTTATTATAGTAGTCTTCTTTCATGACTTTCAGCATGAATCTGCAAGTTGCTATTTCGCCTTGCGCCATAAGAAGCTGATCGCATTCTTTTACGGCCAAAGATACGGCCTTATTTATTGGTAGCTTCTTGCGAATAGCATAGGCTCTAATTGCCCGCTCTTCTTTTGGGTCTGTAATGCGAATTACCATTAATCGCGTCTCAAGACTAATTGCCCTTTGAGGGTTGCACCTGATGCGAAAGTCTCACCAGATGCTTTAAGTTCAGGAACCATATAGAGTGTCTTGCTTGTGGCTTGGCAATTGTATATCAAGTTAGGGGTTATTTGTGCAATTGCAACGCCTGTCCCGCCTGTAATCCAATCTGCAGCTGTAATATCAGCATAACCTACCAATATATCAAATTGAGAGCTTGTAAAGGCTTGCGGACTATTCCGCGCGGCTGGTGTAATTGCCGAGCCGAAAAACCAGAGGCGAATAGCGGGGGCTTGCAGAGTTCCCGAGGTTGTTTCTTTGAGAATGATCCTTTCGACAACGCCTGAGAATCCTAAAAAGCGAGCCGCGTCAATTGAGATAGCTCCTGATGTGAGTATATCATTTGCAGCATAGGCGGCTGTGTCGAGCGTTCCAAAGTCGATTGCTCTTAATACTCTATCTTGTCCTGTTTTGCCTGTATAAAATTCCATGTTTAATCTCTTTTGATTATTAAAGTGCAAAAAATCTCTGAGTCTCCGAGCCTTACGACGCTTCCTGTATATTCTTGCACGATATGAAGTACGGGATATTCGCTGTTTATGACAAACGGCACGTTTACGTTTTTTTGTAGCATATTGGCATAGGGTACGCTTTGCTCTCCCCAAAACCAAGAATCATTAGGGGGAGGGAAATCTACACCATTCCGAATGTCAATATAACTTACAAGAGAATCCATCTCATTTGAAGTGAATGCTTTAGTTGCGCCTCGAACTGCTGAAGTGATTGTATCTTGAAACATCCATAATCTAAATGAATGCTCCAATAGTCCGAATATGACTGACTCTTGTTCAAATATGACGCGTTCTATTACGCCATTTTGGAACGGCAAAGGAACTTGCACTGATCCTGTGGTCATTATTTGATTTATGGTAAATCGCTCGCTTTCACCAGGTTCAATAATTCCGTAGTGATTAAGTAGAAATTTAACTACCGTCCTATCTTGTCCTAACTGTCCGAGGTATCTATTCAGCATCTCTCACTCATGCAAAGTTGTAAGTATTTTCGTCTTCAAATGGTCGTAGCCAAATTATCTGAAGTTGCGCTTCGACATTGTCATCATCAAGCGTAAAGATTTCAGCGCCGTGGCCAGGGTTATTCGATCTAAATTCTATCTGTATTCCGCCATCAGTAGTAGTGCTTGGTTTACCAAGGTTATTACCGCCTGGAACTCCTATAAGCGTCGAGAGGCGCAAAACAGGGTATGTATCAGTAATGCAGACATCTTGCATTGTATAGAATGAGTCTTGTTGGTCAACTGCAAGAGCTCTAAGATAATATATTGAGTTGTTATGATACCACTCCGTCTGCAAAAAGATTACATTGACCAGATACCAGCCTTTCTTGCGAACTCGAATAATGGTCGGGTCTTCAGTATCAATATACGCAAGGCTTGTATTTATTCCATATGCTTCATTACGCGGGTCTGATTCCCACTTTATGAGGCTAAAGCCGAGATGGCTTGAATTAACAACGTGCTCCCAAGGCACTACGGTCTTAATTCCCCATACTTCATTCATATTATTGCTAATTGCAGAGCTTGCAGCGCTGTAAGCAATTACGCGGGCACTTTGCACGGCTTGAGCAAGTACGGCTTTATTCTCTTCTATGTTATTTATTTCTTCATTGTCTTGTTGCTCGACTATTGTCAGGCTACTAGGCATATCGGGCATTGAAAAAGCTACTTGCTTTCTTCCAATCCCTGAAGGTCTTACGGGTTCATTAAATTTCATTCGGACTCCGCATCGATTCGTAGTGTAATATCGGCCATACCTTCATAGACTTTATGCGAGTGTTTTGTCATAACTGCAAGCGCGGTCTCTTCGCCGTAAATCGACTCCAAGAGCGTATTATAGTCTGCAAGGTCAATTGTACATCGTTTACCTACATCCGTAAACTTTGCAGTAGTGAAGTTTGTCGTTAAAGTCGCTTCGGCCTGTTTTTTACGGCCTAAGAAAGTTACCATAGCCTCTGATATAGTTTGAGGTAGGCAAGCATTTTGTTGTATCCAAATTACTTGCGTACTTGGATCGATATAGGGGCTTGTATCAGTTGGGGCGGCGTAATCTTCACCACCAAAAAAAACATTTACGATAGGCTTTGGAACTATAATTCTATTACTTGCCGCAAAGTATAGCAAGTATCCACTATTTATCGTGTTTCTTTGCCATTTTATGAAAGTCCCGTACGGTATATCTGCATAGGATGCAAGATTTGCAGAACGGCTTGTCAATTGAGGCACATTATGAAACATGATTTTGAGGTCTTTGCTATTATCGCCGCTTGTGCCTTGTTTACCGCTTGGGAATGAAGTTGTATCACTATTTCCCGTTATGCTTGTAACTTCAGTAGTCACTTGATTAAGCACTTCGCTAAACATTTTAATTTTGAAGTTGCTATATGTATTATCCTGATCGAATGTAATTGACGGCGTTGCAAGCACTGGATAAGGATTACTTGATACCATTGTAATAGTATAAGCGTCGGGGTTACCGCTTGTGAAGCTATATGTAGGCCTTACAGTTTCAAGAGCATTATCGCAAAGCATCTTATATGCTTCGTAGAAATTCGTAAACTGTGCAAACATCTTAGAATCACCAAGAGCGCCGCCTACGAGTTGACCTTGGTTATCGTAAATTTCGGATACATAACAAAGATACTGAGGCAAAATAAAGTTATTGCTTGAATCTTTAAGGAATACCGAATAAGTAAATATATCATGGCATACAAAGGACGCGGTCAATTTACCTGTAAGAGCTCTGAGGTATTTTGAGTACATTTCACCTATCTTAGTTTTGAGCCTTGCGAATGTACTGATATACATCGAGAATCCATCGGGCAAAATATCAAGCATTGCATAACCAGTATTCGGGTCATCAAGCATAAATCCCGAATATAGCTGTGTAAACTCCGTGCTCTCACTTAATGCAACGGATGCTGAATAATTGACCGTTGTACTATCCCTCATTAGCAATCGTGACCATATATGAGGAGTTATTGCCTCTCCTATGCATCGTTGTATGTCGTAAATTTCAATTGTAAAGGTAATCACATTATCAAGCGCGGTTATTTCGAGTTCATTTTCGGCGCTGTATTTTTGGCATCCGATAAAAGCGGTCTTGAATCCGCTCCCGTCATTGTATTGCAGAACAAAAGTATTGAATGCATCAAATTCAGTTTGCTCTGTCGTAGTGAATGCATCTATCCATGGCGTTCCATCGCTATTGAGGGGGCGCTTTTTTGTCGTAGTCCCTTGCAATAAGTCAACGCGCAAATCATTGAGCGCTGTAGTGCCCTGCAAAGCGGCTATATTGACATTTATCTTAAGCACTTGGCTAACAAGTCCCGCGGGGATGCTTCCAAGCTCGGTATCGAGACTCATATCCCTAAGCAGAAACTCACTAGGGAGCGTCACATTTGAACTCAAGGCGGGGGTAATGTAATCTACACTACTCGGTATGATATACATACGCCATTGAATAGAGTCTTCGCTAGTCCAAGTAGTTACAAATCTTTGGTTTGATAATGCCATTAGATCAAGTCCCTACGATAGCAGGTGATTGTAAACTTTTCGAGTCCTGAAGCCCACTGTTTTTCATTGCTGAAGTCGCATCGTGCAAAGACAAAGGGAATAAGCGCCTTAGAGTACGTGAAAGAGCTTGTGGACTGATACCTTGTAGGCATTTGCTTTGGCGCGGTCGGTTCTACGATGCGAGTGTATTTCTTTTGCAGAATCTCTTGCAATAGGTAGTACACATTATCACTATTTACCGTGCCATAATCCCAAGTACTTACCGGGATGCAATCTACTTCGAGAGCTATCCTGATTCGGCGCTGTCCTATTTCCGTACCACTCATGCTGACTTCATTTGAAGACTCTACAGTAAAGGTCGGCAATATCCCGAAAACAGGTAACTCAACCCCGAGTGTATTTATCGCTGCAAAGGTCGGATCGTTTGACCCTTCGAATTTAACCCAATATCTCCAAGACATATTATCCTCTCCTTGCATTACGGCGGCGGTCTCTTTCGATCACGGCCTTTATTGAGTTATTATCGGCTACAAGCGCGCCGCTTATTTCTACATGAGTATTTCGGTTGATTTGCTTGCCTAATCCGCGCGTCTCTTCGCGAAGCTTTCTAACCTCTTGGATAAGATTACCATCCTCTTGCACTGAATATCGAACTTGCGGAGCGTTTGAAGTAAAGTAGTCACGAATACTCATTCCGGGGTTATTATTCATCCATTCGAGCTCTTGGCGGTTTGCTTTCGTGCCCGCGGCTGTAATAACTGACTCGCCTTTCGATAGCCATGCTGGTATAGAGTCGCTTCTTTCATCTCCCGGGCCTTCGAGTCCTACGACACCGTCTTTGAAGCCAAGCGCGCCTCTGGCAAGTCCAAGTAATCCGTAGAGCGTTCCTGTTAATGCTGCAGCTGCAAGAGGTCCGAATACAGGTCCGAGTGTGGTAATCGAACTTCCTAAAATACCAGCTACGAATGATGGTATCATCTTTGAGACGGCATCGAACGCCGCGCCCGCGGCTGCATTTCCGAAGTCTGCAAGTGTTGCTTTACCAGTTGCTGCGAGTTCTGAAAATTTACTAAGTGTATTACCGACAAATTCGTTAAAGTCTGCAGTCCTTACGCCATATATTCTAGCTTCATTTTTAGCAGCTTCCTCTTGTGCTTTGTTTACCTTTTCTTGAGCTGCTGCAAACTGATCAAGTGTGCCTTTACCTGACAAAGCTGCAAGTTCTTTCTTTGCATCATCAAGGTTTTTATCAAGAATAACTTGTTTGTCATTTCTTTGTTTTGCAGCATCAAGGTATATTTTGCTTTGCGAAGTCGCAACTTGTGAAGCCGTCTGGTCTCCAACTGTTTTAAGCCTTTGCAAGAAAGTGATTTCGGTTTGCTGTATAGCTGTTTGCCTTTTTGATTCGATCTCTGCAACTTTTGCGGCATAATCCTCGAAAGAGATTTCTCTCTTTGCAAGGCTCTTTGTTAAGTCATCTTCTTCAGCGTTCAAAGCTCCGAGGCGTTCTTCTCTTATGGCATCATTAGCCTCTTTTTCCTTTCGGATTTTCTCCGAGTTGAAGGCATCAAGAATGCTAGTTTGCAAGGCGGTTTGTATTTGAAATTCGAGAGTTGACTCGCGGGCGGCTTTTTCGATTGCCGTTTTGCTTTCAGTTCCGAATCGTTCTAAGCGGCCACTTAACAAATTGATATTTTGCACATTCTTTTGGATTGACTCGCCAAACTTGTCAGCCGCTTCTTCATTACCCGCCGCTAAAGCCTCTGCTTGCTTGATTGCAATTTCATCGTTTTGAAGCTTTATGAAGTCGATATATTGTTGAACCGTCGCAATAGTACCATCAAGCGCTTCTTGGCTTGTAGCGAGGGTTTTAGGCACTAAGGAATCGCTTGTTTTCTCGATTTCTTTTGCAAGGTCAGTATATTCTTTCAGAAACTCTTTGAACTCTTCAGGTTTTGGCTTTATTCCTGTTTCGATTTTAAGCTCGGGGTCTTTTGCTATCTTTGCAACTTCTTCTTTTATCGCAGCCTTTGTTTCAGCGGTTGCTTTTGGCTTAATTACCGCCGCGCTTGTGCCTTGCTCTTGGAATGTTTTGAACTCTTTGCCCGCTTCTTTCACTTGATCGCCTGTTTTCTTAAGCTCTGCTCTTGCTTTTGTAAGATTCGAGCTAAAAGCGCTTACCCATGTTTGAGATTCAAAGACGCTTGATAGCTTTTGAACGGCTCCATCAAAGTCAAGATTCAAAGCGGCTGTAAAAGCCTCGCCAATGATACCGAAAACAGTCTGAAAAGTACCTCCGATTGCTTTGAGATACGCTTGTGATTCTGCAATTATGCCAGGTAAGCCCGCAAAGAAATTGTAAACATTATCAAACGCACTACCTAGAGCGTTGATTGCAGTTTGCACGCCTGGTATTCCGCTAATAAAGTTACCAATTGCCTTTCCGATACCCACAAAAGTCTCAATAACTGAAGTAATTATGCTAATTACACCCTTAAATGCAAAGATTACCACATCAATAAGTATCTTAGCGAGTCCTTGCAGAACATCAAACACCGCGCTGATTGCAGCGCTCATGAAATTCATTGCTTCTTGTAGCATCTTTACCACATCAATACCCTCTCCCATCGCACCATCAATGCCAAGAGCTGATTTGATTGCATCTATGAGAGGTTGCACGGCAAGAATGACTTGATCGAATGCGTATACTACCGAGCTATAGAATAAATTGATAACTTCTATTGTATAGGTAATACTATTGCTTATTGCCCCCATTAAAATAGCACCAAGAGCTGCAAGTATTGGCTGCACTACCGACCACATACGAGTAAAGTAATCACTCATTGTAGCCATCATTTCGTTTACACTTGGTCCTATCGACTCACCAATCATCCCAAAGCTCTGCATCATCCCTTGATAAAAAGAGATTGCAAAATTATCTACATTCGATTTTATTCGATTCAAGCTCTCATCAAAGGTCGCCATATTGATAGCGGCTTGATCATATGCAGTATTAGTACCTGTAAGCTTCTTGGTAAGTTCATCCATACCACCGCCCGCGCCTTTAATCAAGATCGTAGCGGCCGCCGCGTCCGTTCCAAAGAGCTTAGTTTTCAAAGCAGCATCACCACTAATCTTTTCAAGCTCGCGAAGACGCTCTGAAAAACTAATGGTCGTATCTCCGAGCTTGTTTATATCCACTCCAGCCGCTTTAAGCTCTTGCGCCGTATCTTTTGGCAAGAATCTACCCTCGCCAAGCTTATTCAAAACATTACGCAATGAAGTACCCGCTTCAGCTCCTACTTTACCGCCCGCCGCGAGTATTTGAATAGCAGAGTTAGTCTCTTCGAATGATACTTTTGCACCTGAAGCGGCAACACCGGCCACATTTATAGCAGCCGCCACATCAGGAACCTCTGAAGCTCCCTCTTTTGCACCCGCTGCTAAAACATTCATAGCTACGGCCATAGCATCGGCCGCTTTTACGGGGTCATCAAGTGATACACCAAACTGCAAGAGAGCACCAGTTAAAGCTTCGGTAGCTTTACCAGGATCATCACCTGTAGCTTTTGATAGCGTGTTCACACTTTCAGCCATCGAATTCAAGGCTTCAGGGCTTTTCGCAATATCAGGACCAAGCTTTGAGAGGATAGTTTTAAACGCGTCGATATTTGCGCTCGCTTCAGTTCCAAACTTAGCAGCCATAGCTTGTGCTTTTTGCCCTAAGTCATCAAGTCCCGCGCCTGAAACGCCTGTAATTGAGCTCAAGGACGCAAGCTGAGTCTCGAATTCTTTACCTTTATCAATTGCATAGGCTATACCACCACCTACCGCTGCTATACCAGCTGCTATACCACCGCCTGCAAGAATACCAGAGAGAGACCCGAGACCAGGGACAAGCGAAGTCACACCACCTGAAAGAGATTGAAAGGCATTACCGAGGCCGCCTGTTTGCCCTCCGAGTCCTGCAAAGGCATCACCAAGGCCGCCAAGTTTTCCCTTTGCACTTTCAACACCACCGCCGAGATTCTTATCAATTGCATCGCCTGTTTGCTTTGCCTCTTGCTCGATCTTGTTAAGATCAGCAATGATAGGGCCTTCTTGAATATCGACTTTGGTAGTGCTTAATTTATTAAGCTCGCTAGTTGCTTTTGTTATTCCATTGAATAACTCGGCTGCATCCAGTCCTAGTTTAATTTTTATATCATCGGCCATTGATTCTGCGCTCCAATTTGCGGCGTTCTTTGTGGTAAGTTATGGTATAGGCATAAGTTCGGATTACATCGACACGCGGGGTATCGTAGTATAGCTTCAGATACGCTGCAGGATCGCCACCTGCAACGCCTTTGAATATCCAATATGAGCCTACAATTTCGCCAAGGTAATAAGCACTCTCATCTCCGTCCGTCTCTTCATACTCATCATCGTCTGGGTCGTTAAATACAGTCAAGTCTTCAAGATAATACTCACATAATGCGGACTCTTCTGCATACTGTTTCACGAAAAAATTTGAGTGAGTCCAGAATGCCATCTAAGTCTTGGTTTTGCCAAAACTCGCTTGAGGGCTCGGACTGAATACCCGCTAAAAGCTCGGTATTTTGCACTTTGCTTTCATCGATTACGGCCTTGACAAATTGGAAGATTTTCGGTATGGTAGTTTCATCGACATTGATAAGCTCGAATAGATTTGCTCGGACTTTTAGATATGCAGTCTTTACAATTTCTTGGAACTCGAACTCTTGCATAATGTCTTTAAAAGCGTCTTGCCCCTTTGTTAAGTCTATCTTTTTTGCAAGGCTCTCGCGGCTAAATACCTTCTCCATGATCTCGGTTTCGGCGGCTGCTTGAGCGCCTTTAGTATTTGCAAGTTCAGAGAGAAGCGGCGTAACCTTGTCATAAAGAGCGGGGGTCAATTTAGTGTATAGTGCTACTTCGTGTGCTGTTTCGTTTAGATATAATTTCATGCTGTCTCCTTAGTGAAAATAAGGGGGCGGGTTTTGCCCGCCCCGTGTGAATTAAGGCGTTGGAATTGCGAACCAGATCTCTTTATATCCAATCTTTGCAGGAATTGTGACCGCAGTCGCACCGCTTACAAGAGTAGTCAAGAAATAGGTTGCAGGAATGACTAATTGTGTATCGTTATTTACCACATCGCCGCCTACTTTGGGCTTTGTGTACTTACCGCTTTCTTGGTCAAACGCGCCAGCATCTTGAGCAAGTTTGCAAAGCATCAAAACAATCTTACGCTTGTTTTCTACTGTATCAACACCACCATATACGATTTGCAAAAGTGTATCGCTTGTCGCTTGTGATGAGTTGAATTTTGTCCCGTCTTCGTATTCCCCTTGATCTGCAGTGACCGTTGTAATAGGTGCATAGTTTTCAAGGAATGAAGTGAGTTCTGGATTGTCTTCGTTTTGATCGATTGTGAAAGTCGTGCGTGTTAATGAAGTTTTAATTTTGCGCTTCATTGTATGAATTGCAGTAGAGCCGACTGAAGGGGCTGTACCGAGTTCATTTGCTGTATAGAATACGCTAAGGTTAGCGCCGCCTACTACCATGATATTACCTCTTAGATAATTGTTTTAAATATGCGAAAGTATTAACTAAATAATCCCAGTTTCTTTGTGATTTATCGCGTGTGTATTCTCTTACCATCAAGCCGCCGTTTCGTTCTGCTTTATGCATCAAGACTTCAGTGTCTTGGCTGTATCCTTTGTGGTATAGCAATATGTCAGTATCAGCTACGACCGTTCCATTTGGATCTACTTCGAGTGTCTCATGGCATATTCTTTGCCATTTGAGAAACGCGCTTCGGCGGTGGAGTCGCATTGCCGGTATGTTATACCGCTTTCGTATGTGCGTATATTGCGGGTCAAGATCAGCATTGCACCCTGCTATACTCAAATAAGCCGCGACCGCTTCGCTTTCGTTAAGCTCTTGGATATATGCCCAAAACTCATCTTCAGGACTTGCAAGGCGCTCGTCTGAATCCATGTGCAAAATCCAGTCACCAGTCGCATATTCATCGAGCTTATTTCTGCAATAACTGAAGTCGAAATACTCTTCGAAGTCGGGATATTCCCATGAGAGAACTATATGGTCCGAAGTACGACCGACTTCTTGGAATACAGGCTCTTTAAGTTTTGGATTCACCGCCGTACGAAGTGCAATGACTTCGACATTATCACTCGGCAAAGAATCCCTCCATCCTTTCAGGTCATCTCCATCCTGAAAGATTACACATGCACTTAACTTCATACATCTCCTCTGTAATATACCGTCCTAAAAGTCATGAAAGATATGCCTTTCGTTTCATCGTCATTGAATGTGACCGCTTGCGCGTCGATAAAATGCACGGGCGCAAAATATGTCCTTTCGTAATCGGACTCATAGATATCGGGCTTGTAATTTGTGAGCTTATTCTCAATTGCCTCGCATAAGTCTGCAAGAGCTTCTCTCAAATTAGCCTTGCCCGCCGTGCTATTCTTTTTTACCTGTACTCCGACAAGTAAATACATATCCAGCGTGCCTTTATTTGCAAAAGCGGAATCGTCCTCAAGTCCTATGACCTCGCGAGCATCTGCACCCGACAAAACACCGACAAAAGGGAACTGATAGGTATTCCATTTGTCTAGCATTACTTGGTCATAGACTTTAACTCCACTCATTGTGCGAAGTCTATCTGTTATGGATTTGATCGCCGCTGACTCTCTTGCCATTGTTGTATTCCGTTTATGACTTGTTGTTTTATATCGCTTGCGAATTTGCCATCATTGCGTAACTTTTCGACTGCAGGATTAAAGTACGGGCGGGCGGGTATGTTTACGCCGCCTTTACGCTCAACACTAAGAGCAAGCCTTTTGAAGTATGGTTGTTTTGTTTGATAGAATTTAGCCCAAAAGAATTGCGCCATAACATAAGTTGACTTATTCATATTACGACCGCTCTTGCTTTTAATTACGGTCACGGGAGTAGCCTTTATGAAGCCACCAAATTCTTGAATAGCCGCGTATTTTATACTTGACCCGTATTCTACATCAAAGTTATCTCCATTTTGTGAGACTCTGAAAACATTTCCGGGCTGACCTTTTGTGAAGCTACGGAAGAGAGCGCCTGAGTAAGTTGTTAGCTTATCGCTCTTTGATGGCGCTATCCTATCGGCTTGACCTTGGAAGTTCATATTCGCTCCGATATAGGCTTGCATTACAAAAGGCATGCGCTCCAAGCTCTTCAGAATAACAGGCCGTAAAATGCCCTTTAAAGCTTCGCTATTGATCATTATTACACCGTTGGTATAACGAACTGAGCAAAGTACTTATGCCATCCTATATCGGTCTTGAGCGATTGGCTGACTGTTTGACCCGCGCCGCCTGTAGCGACTGAGTTTAGCCCGAACCAATTACCGCCCTGAGGGCTTTGCTTGTATGCAAGAGTGACCATTTCGGCTATGCCTTGCAAGATTGTATAAGGCATTGACGCATCACTGAAGCCAGTTGTTAGCGTCGCCTTGAATTGTCCATTTGTCTTATCCCGAAAGACAATGTAATTAGCATACGGCTCGGCGTTCCATGCATAGTTAGCCGCGTCGAAGTTCGCATAAGTTGCAAACTCATTCTCGCGCCACTGCAAAGCCGTAAGAGCCGTGTTTGCATTGTAAGGGATATATTTCCATGAGTGATTCGCTTCGAGGCCGCGTTGAGCTTTTGAGGCGTAAAATTGGTAATATATCGTCCCACTACGGAGAGGCTGACCGCAATAGCCTTCAGCCTCTACATAGCAAGTTGTTATCAGGTCATCAAACCAAGTATACAGCGCCGTATCCTCGGAGGTCGGATCGCCATTAACTTCCAAATTAAGAAAGGTCATGAGAGCATTAAACGCCCTCGGATTTGCGCTTGTATATGGCATGGTTATTTACCTGTTTTCTTTGTTTCTACTTTCGGCGCTGGCTTTGCATCCTTCGCCTTGCCTTGTTTAATAAGAGCCTCGGCAATCGCGGCAGGGAGAGAGGTCTCATACCCTGCCGAAACGCCTTTATACGGCTCGATTAGAATTACATCTACGAGCATAAATCACCTAATTAGGTTGTTGAAGTTTTGAGAACACCGATAGCACTTGGAGCTGGGAATGCGAAAGCAACACGCTCAACAACTTCGATACCTTTTTGGTGAGTACCACCCAAACCAGTCGCGCCGAAATACTCTTTGTATTCGTTAACAGTTACATCCTCGCGGATACCCATTACAGTGAACTGATTAAAGTCGCAATAGAGCGCTGAAGTTGTATTCGCTGCACTTGTTGGGAAGAGTGCATCTGGTACGACATGCATCGGGCGGCCTGTTGGAGTGAAGTATGAATTACCTGCAAGAGCTGTCAAGCCAATTGATGTCACTTCGATAGGACGAATCATATCGAATACAGGGCGTGAGCCTGCTGTTTCTTTCATCAAGAAGCCGAATACTGATTGAGGCACTACGAATACACCATTTGCACCAACGCCAGAGTTAACACCGAGGCGCAAGTTCCAAAGGTCAGTCCAAGAGATTTCGCCGAATGTATCTTTACCAGAGTTATTTGCACCACCTTGGCGAACTACTGTAGTTCCTGACAAAGTTGCAAGGCCTGTAAAGTTTGGAGCTGTACCATTACCATTGAAAAACTGCTTGTCTTCTGTTTCAGCAAGAGCGCGGCCCAAACCGTTTACTACATAATCCAAGAATGCAGGGGTAGCATCTTGAAGTTGTTCTTCAGAGATAATCGCACCACCGACAATCTTGCGAGCTGTCATTGCAGTTGCTGTAAAGAAGTTAGTTGAGTCAGTCAAAGTCAAGCCAGAACCTTCAGCAACTACCGCGCCTGTAAACGCGCCACTTGATACCAAGTTTTCAGTTTTGCCACGCATTGGATAGATTTTTGCGAGTGCTCTTGCATATCCAAATTGGTCTGCAAAAGACATGATCTCTTCAACCCAAAACTGAGGAACCGCCGCGCCACCTTGAGATGCTGTGCCTGTATTGAAGTCAGCTCTTGTGATGTACTTTTCGTTTGCCTTGCGTGCAATATCGTCTGCAACGCCGTCGCGTCCTTTGTGAACTGCAAGAATGTAATCAGCAACTACGCGAGCTTGGTCACGGCGTGCATCATGATCTGCTTTGATTGTTACGAAGCCGTTGTTATTTGTTGGCTTTTGTGAGCGAAGTTGATCGGCTACTTTGCGGTCAACAACTTCTTTAAGTTGGTCTTTTGTTACGATAATGTTTTCCATTATGCAATATCCTTAGATTAAATTGAGTAATTCGTCTGTGTTGAGTTTCTTAGGCATATTCAAAGTAATTGAACGGCCTGCTTCGCCGGCTACTGCAGATTTGATAATCTTGTAACCGTTTTGAATCATATCCATACCTTCATTGATTTGCGCTTGTGTTGAAGCTGCAATTTTCTTTCCGACGCGAGTTTCAGGAACCTCGAAACTAGCCTCGATGGACTCTGCAACCACTTCGACTGGGGGCTCGGCGGCTTCTGGTTCTTCGGCTACTTCAGGCTCTACTTCGCCTTGCAAAACTGCTAGCATTGGAGGAGCGCCTGCAGTAATAAAAGCGTTTACGGATGCTTCGGCTTCTTCAGGTGAAAAGCCGAGATTAATTACCTCATTAACAAACGCTTCCTTAATTGCCGGAAGAAGTTCGTCTTTGATCTTGGCTTCGATCTCTGGGGTTAACATTCTCTTTTCCTTTTTGTATTTTTGAATTGAATCTTGGAGTAAAGTCTTGATTGATTTCTTAAGCAATGCTTGGCGATTTGCAGGAACTGAAACAACGCTAAATTCTACAAGCTCGGACTTTGTGTAAACAGTTACCTTTTGACCGTCGATTGTTTTATCTTCGTATTCATTTGGTATGATACCAACCGATACGGCCTTTACAAAACCTGCATTGATTAGCTTATTGAGTTTCTTACCTTCTTCAGTAATACACTCAATTTGAATTGTAGCTTCTAGGTTTTCGCCATTCATTGCAAAACCCAAACAACGGCCGATAGGCCACTTGTCAGAGTCATGCTGAGCTAAGACTATGGGATTATTTAGATATGCTTGATAGTCTATTCCACTTGGAACTATGATAGTCCCATAGCGGTCAACTTCGGGAGTCGATACTACGAATGTATAGAGATCATTTTCTTTCTCTTCGTAGCCTTCCTCCATTTCGTAGCCGTCCCTAAGTTGTAGGTTCAGCTCGCGTGTTATTAAATTCATATTAAACCTTTATTTTTATTGCTTTTCAACTGGGAATAATTGACATCTGCAGTTCACTGCATTTGAAGCGCTTAGTCCACTACCAAGCGGGCGCTTCGCTTTCTCGCTTTTGACTTCTATGATATTGCCTTCTTTATCGCGCACTTCAGTCACTACCGTAAAGTATCCATCCGCGCCTTGAGTCGAGCCTTCCAAAGCAGCATGCGCGGGTCTTACGCGGCCGTCTCTTTGTGTAAGCCATACCATATCAAAGCCTTCATCTTTGTACACGGCGTATTGCATTCCGCTTGTAACATTTGCGCTTGTCGTATTTGCGATTGCACGCGCTCTGCTTGTTTGCAAAGAGTCGAACTTGGTATTCAAAATCTTAAATAACTCGTCTTTATCCTTACCAGCATTTGCAGTGAGAGTCGCTTGTACTTCTTGCTTGATTACTCCGATAGAATCTCGGATTTGAGCGCTTGACTCTTCGACAAGTGCAATAACCTCTGCAGTCGGAGGCACGCCGCCCTCGATTGCAAGAGTCGCATAGAGTTCGGTAGCTACTTGATTTGCGGCCTCTGCTATGATTGCATCATACTTTGCGAGTTCGCTCTCAGGAATATCTACTGTTGCAAGAGTCAACACGCCGTCATCTGCTAATTGAAAAACTTGCTCTTTGATTTGAGCAATAATCATCTCAACTACATTCTCGAGGCTACCTGCATTCGCTTCAGTTATCCCGTCAAAGTTTCTCCAAAACAAGTCCTTTGCATCGGCCGTAACAATAGGGAGCTTAGCATTTGCACGTGTTAGTAGCTTCCGAGCCGCTACGGGCACGGGAGCGGGGTTTACGGCGCTTTGAAGCGGGACAAAACCATTAGCAATAAGCGGCGTATTGCCTTCAGGTATCGGATCATATCCGCGCTCGCCTCTTGCATCGTTGATTGTCTTGATTCCCCACTTAAGCTCAAACTCTTCTTGTCTCAAATCAGCATCGGGGTCTGCGTATTCATACGGCTGCGCTTCAATTAAAACATCCTCTTCCCAACGTCTAAAATGGCGTGTAAACTCTTCAGCAATATAGAGCGCTTCGGGATCGATTGTGTTTTGTCTAAAGATTGCAAACTGAACCTCTGCAGTCGCTCTGTTTTGGAATGATCCATCAAGCATACCGGGGGGCACGCCGAAGACTTGAGCGATTTGAGCGCGTGTATCTCGGCTTACCGCGTCATAGCTTACTGCAAGCTCGCCTTTCGGCGGTAGTTCTAATTGCATCCCACCACCAAGCAAAGCGCGGAGCTTGTAGTCTGGTAGTTCTTCATTCCATGCAGACTTAAGCTTTTGCCATTCGTCTTGGTCAAACCTTTCGGGAAACTTCGCAATAAGCGGCGGGACGGTATTATTCGCAAAGAGGCGAGCTAAATAAGCACTTACCTCGCGGTCAATGTTCGCATATTCCAAAGCGGCTGAAACAAGACCAACACCAAAGATATTCATTCCGATAATTTCTTCAGGTCTTGAAGCGGGGTGGAGCTTAGCAAGGTGAATAATCTCTTTCTCTGGGATTGCTATATTGCCCTCTTGCGCGGATTGATAAACATACCCATCAATGAAGTTATTCTCGCCTTTTATGACTCGCATTCTTGTAGGATTAAGTACCCACATCTGCAAGGGGACGCGGTAGCCATTTGTCGGAGTCCATATAAACGCATTGCCATTGATTGAAAGCCAGTTTTCAATATATCCAAAGACTTGCGAGCGTGTGAAATACGGATTCGGATTACTAAGCAGCTCGTTTGTCCAGTGACCGCGTCCGAGTTCTTCTTTTTCCCAGTTTTGCTCTTTGTACGATTCGAACTTGATACCGCTCAAAGCATTCGCTCTATGCTGCAAACAAGCAAAGACCGTCCCTCGAAGCGAGGCGCTTAACTCATTACCGACTTGAGTCGCACCGATATTACGAGAGCCACCCGACCGAATATACGGCCTGTCATTTCGGCGCGGTGCAACTGCAGCCGCGATTCTATCTCTAAGTTGGTCAAGTAAACTCATACGTATATTTGTGGTGTTTTGCGAATAGCATTGAAAGCATAGCCCAATGCATCAATAAAGTCATCGTGTTTGTCTTGCGGAGTGCCCGTAAACGATAGCAGCTCCTCGGTAAATTCCGGATTGATATGAGGGACATGATAGACAAGGCCTTGTTCATATCGTGCCTCGACTGGCTGAAAGCGAATAACCTTGTCTCTATCTGCTCTCACACCTACGACATTCATTTTAGTATTTCTTTTCAGCTCTTGAACCATCCAAGCCTGCGCCTGATTTGATTCGACTGCAACTACTCGTGCATTCCATCTTTGTTCGGCTGACATGATCTTACGGCCTATCTCTTGGAATTGCGCTCTAAAATGGTCGGCTTCAACTACAACAACCTCACCATCTTTTGTCGTGCCTATTACCACAATCGCCGTATAATCTGCAGTCTCTTTTTGGCTAATTGCCAAGTCAACTCCGATGTAATAAGCCGTGCATTCTTGGCCGTTTGTAGTGCGTAACCATTCGCGTTTAATCTTAGCCGCTGATCTATCGACATATTCTGCAAGAAACTCTTGCGCAAACACTAAGCTCGGTAGTAGCTCCTTTTGTCTATCAACTTCGCTTATCTTGATTTGCCCGCCGTCGTATGTCGAGTAGTGGAATGATTGCCAATCTTCCATAGTCTCGGAGAGCTGATCTAATTGCCAAAGGTGATTTTTACCTTTCGGCGTTGAGAAGAAGTAAGCATCTCCTTCATAATCTGCTAGCATCGGAGATAGCACAAAGTTCCAATCGTCTTCAGCATTCGAGCAATGTGCCCACTCATCGCCGATAAACCTATGATACTTATTACCACGAAGACCATCCGCTCGGTAAATACCCTGCAAAAACAATGTACTACGGCCTAGTTTAATCTGGCCTTGTTTGTAAGTTGCGCCAAGCGGTGCAAAGAAATTTTGGGCTTCGGTTTCTCTTCCTGATAGCTCGGTGTATGAGGGCGCTGTGTAGAGAACATTCGACCCATCAATTTCCAGCATTTTCTCAAGGGCCAAAGCAAAAGCCAGATAAGACTTACCAAAGCGACGACCGCACCGAACAACATTAAAGCGCTTCCGATTCCGAAGTATCTCAAGCTGTTTATCATGCGGTTTTATCCTGATCACTGTGTCCATTTTGTGAACCCCACTCTATTATCATTTTGCCTTTCTCTGCTACTTGATTATCCATGTGAGATAGCAACTCCATTAGCAGTTTCATCGCGGTAATATCTTCCTTAAGCAAGATCTTTTTATGAATCAGCATTTCGATTATATCACCAGCTACAGTTTCTTTTGTCTTGCCGGGCTTTGATAGCTCTTCGGCCGCCATCTTTGCAAGGTCTTTGACATACACGATGCTACCCTTTGGCCTACCATTTCGATTGATACGCTCGGGCTTGTCTCTGAAGCTATGTCCTTTGAGATTATCAGCGCCTGCCATAATAAACTCCCAAACCTAATCCAATACCAAGAGCACCTACGACCCATCCCCAGTTATTCTCCGTTCTGACTTCAGTCGGTAAAGTAATTACCTTAATTGAATCAGGGCGCGGGCGGTAAACAAGTGAAAAGTGCCCCTTGCGATTTGCATAGGCAAAAGCCATATTGATTGTATCGCGAGTCGCAGTTATTACCGAATCGCTTTGAGCTACGAATGCAGTATCTCCGCAAGGGATTTCAACAGGGCGATCTAGGAAATATACTGTATCGCGATTGCGTACCATAACCGACTTCGTATGTACTGAGTCTCTAATCGTTACAGGGCGTTCTAAGACTTCGACGCGAGTAATTGTATCAGTTACGCGCTTTTGACTCGTACGGCCTACATGAAGCCCCGAAACAAAGCCGATAATCAAGAGCACTGCAAGAATAACCATCGCATTGAGTACATCATTGAATCTCATTGTACTACTCCATTCTCAATAAAGAGATTATCTACCATACCATTTTCTTGAATGATTGCAAAACCATGATTGCTATTTGAGTGAGGCATATAGTTTTGTTTGAGCTTGCAAAGGCATCCCGTTGTATAAGCTTTGTAAAACTTACCGTCCAAGCTCTTGATAGATGCAAAAGAAGTACGATGCACATGACCCATTACGACATTAGCCGCGGCTTTGAGAATCAAAGCGCGGGCGGGATTTACGCCGCCGCTTACTTTCATCTCATGACCGTGCACTATGTATGTGTTTTCTATTCTCATAAATTGCGTTGACTCGACAAAGCGAATATCAAACTCATCTAGCTTTAGCAGTTGGCGGTAATGAATCAGCTCTGCAACCGCGTCGGCTTTTGCCATTAAATACCGCTCTAATCTATCTTCATGATTACCAAGCTTAAAGTAGATATTTTGCTCTTTGAATTCCGAGCGAAGACCTTCAAGAAACTGCTTGGTAAGCTCCAATTCATTTAGGAACTTTGGCGTATCATGTGTCTTAGGATGCCCAGAGATTTGCGCCGCGTCTAAGATATCACCATTCAGAATTATATTCTCGACTCGGTCTTGCTTTGCATATTGAATCGCTGCAATAAGCGCCGCTTTGTCATGGATACCTAAGTGAATATCAGAAAAGACCGCCGTCTTGCCTTGGATGCGAAGCGTCGGCAAGACCTCCTCGCGTCCATCGTCCATAGTGTTAAGCCAATCGGGCACAATACTAGGCTCTTGCACTTGGATTGCATCTGGATCGAACCGCTTGCCTTGTCTGTAGTTTAGTATAGCAGCGTATTCTTGATCGTTTAAGCGCGGT